CGCCGATTCAACTGGCCGTTCACTTTACACTGCACAAAATGGTCCAACTAACTCATCAGGTACTGCATCTGGTCAAAGCATTGTTGGAAATGTTTTGGGCGCATCGCTTTATGTTGACCCGAACATCACAACTTCTGGTGTGATTGATGATTCAGCGTTCCTAGTCGTTCCTGAGGCTGTTACTTTCTATGAAAGTCCACAGACTCGACTACAGGTTAACCTGCTTTCAACTGGTCAAATTGGCATCAACCTTTACGGTTACTACGCCATCGCCACTAAGAAGGCAACTGGCATCCGTCGCTTTAACTTAACCTAAATCGACTAAAGTTGGGTGGGGCTAGGGTTTCCTAGCCTCACCACAACACCACTATCAGGAGTAATTATGGCTTACGTATCACTAGACGAGTTGAAAACTGCGTTAGGTGTTGGTGACCTGTACCCTGATGCAACACTCACAGAAGTCATTAACACTGCTGAAGCAGTCATTAAACCTTTTCTAGATACAAACGCTGTTGGCATTACCTTTGCTCGCGTTGATGCTGGTGTTGTGCTGTTTAGCACCATCAACCGTCACAACTTCCAAACAGGTCAAAGTGTCATTGTGACTGGCACAGATTACAACGCCACTTACACGGTCACAGCTCGTACAGATTTTACTTTTAGCGCAGCAACAGCCAGCGCAGATAAGCCCTCGTATGCTTACCGTCCATTAGGCACAGCCACGTTAAGTGGAGCAACAACTTATGATGCTGTTGATGCTGTTCGACAGGCCACACTAATGATTGCTGTTGATGTGTTCAACGCACGTAACACACCGGGTGGTCAGGCTCAGGGCATCGACTTTACACCGGGGCCTTATATGATGGGTCGCTCAATTATTTCTAAGGTTATGGGTCTTATTGGCCGTTACCGTGATGTTGGGTCGATGATTGGATGAGCATCTCAACGACACGTGCACAACTGGCTGAGGCTTTAGAGGGTACTGGCTATCTAGTCTTTAGTTATCCCAGTGAGAATATGCCTGTACCAGCAATTGTTTTAGTGCCCGGTCAGCCTTACATTAGCCTGCCAACAATAGGTACAAACCGTTTAGACCTCGCGTTTAAATGCACACTAATGGTAGCGATGATTGATAATCAGGCATCACTACTAAACCTCGAGGATCTAATTACAAAGTTTCTAAATGCCTGCCCAGCAGGTGTTCAGATTGGGGAGTTTTCCCAACCGTCACTGGTTCAGGTAGGACCAGTAGATGTTTTAACAACTGATGTTCAATTGAACGTCACTAGCACAAAGGAGTAGGGCTATGGCTCTCATTTACGCAACAGGGCACGACCTTACTTTAACCATCAATGGTGTAACTTATGCAGATATTTGTTCATCAGCAACGCTAACTGTTGAGAATGACCAGCAGGTTATTGAAACTCTGTCAGGCCGTTCATACAAAACAGTAGCAAAGTCAGGCACGCTGGATGTTGAGTTGTATCAGGATTGGAACAGCACATCATCAGGCACAACTTCCAACAGTGTTTGCAAAGCGTTGTGGAACCTAGCCAACACAGCACCAGACACGGCTATCACTGCTGTTCTTAAGGTTGGTTCAGCAGTAGGTGTTATTCCGACATACACATTTACTGTGTTCCCAGTGTTCCCACCAATCGGTGGCGGCGCAAACGATGTTCTAACAACCTCATTATCATTCGTTGTTGAAGACGGTTCAGTAGTAGCAACTACTGTCTAATAGACCTAGAAAGGGTCAAAATGAAACTACAAATTGAATACACACACAGTGGCACAACTGCTACGGTCGTAACGCTCCCAGCCGACATAATCAAATGGGAGCGTTACACCAATCAGAAATTAACTGATTTGTGGAAAGATGACGAAATGCGCATTGGTGCAGGTGACATATCAGTAATGATTTGGGCTGTTCTATCGCGTAAACAATTAACAAATGAACCGTTTGATATTTGGGTTGATAATTTAGAGTCATTCGATTTGGATACTGATGAAGTAAACCCCACCGAAGCGGAAGCCTCCAGCGACAGCGTTTAAGTTACGCAGTTGCCGGGGTTATCCGCCTAGATTGGGATGAACTGGATTGGTCGGACATCCTGACCATTAACGAGCTGATAGGAGAGAGTAATGGCAGCACCTAGCCGTTCTATTAACTATCGCACTGGTGCACCAGTTGAGTTTGATGCCAAAGAGTTTAAGGCTGTACTAATGGCTATGCGCCAGTTGCCTAAAAAGGCTAACGATGATTTGCGTGATGATGCTGGGCGTATTGCTGAGAACATTATGAAACCAATAGTTATTCGTGAGATTTTGCAACACGTGTCACCACAGGTTGCTGCACCTTTGATTGCATCTATCCGTGTTGGTCGTGACCGTATACCTAAACTCATTATTGGTAAATCATCGGGACCTTATTACTCTGGCCGTAAGTCTGGTGCTAATTCTTTAGTTGGTCCACGTACTCAGGGTAAACCTCGTGCACGTAGGCAGGCAGGTCAGGCATCTTCTAATATGTTGCGATACGGAACTATCGTAGGTGTTTATCAGCGTGCTAGTGGGCCTGCACCTAACGGCCGTTACTTCTCACGTGGCGCATCAGTTAACTGGCCTAAGAACGTTGTCAAAGTTGGCTGGACAACTTCTGCATCAGATGCCTATATTCCACGAGTTTATGGTGAATGGCAGGAAGCCGTTCGGGATGTTTGTTTAGATTGGGAGCGTGGAAAGTATGCCTAAAGGTATTGGCCGTTCAATAAGTATCGCCCTTAGGGCTGATACTAAACCGTTTGGTAAGTCATTAACTGATGCTGAAAGACGGTTAAACCGTTTTAAGAACAGTGTCAAAATGGTTAGCACTGCTGTTGCTGCATCATTCGCAGCGATTACAGCTGGTGCGCTGGTGTTTGGAAAGATGGCTGTTGATGCTGCCATCGAAGACCAAAAGGCACAGGTTAAACTGGCTCGTACTATCCGTAACAACACTAAGGGCAGGAAAGACAACACCGCCGCTATTGAGAAGTCCATTACTGCTATTGGTAAGCAGGTCGGTATCGCTGACGATAAGTTACGTCCAGCGTTTAGTAGATTAATTATTGCTACTAAGTCTGTGTCTAAGTCGCAGAAACTTATGCGTACAGCGATGGACATTAGTGCCACAACTGGCAAAGACCTCGATAGTGTGACCAGTGCTTTGGCTCGCTCGTATCTAGGTAACAACACAGCACTAGGTAAACTCGGTCTCGGTTTAACTAAGACTGAACTCAAAGCGATGACGTTTGAACAAATTATTGCAAAAATTACTGAAACAACTAAGGGTGCTGCAAAAGCACAGGGCAACACTTATGCTGGGCAGATTGATAAACTTAAAGTGGCGTTCAGTGAGTTTATGGAATCTGCTGGTATGAAACTACTACCGCTTATTTCTAAAGCTTTAAAGTTTATTAGTAATGAAGTACAGCCATTTATTGACCGTATTAGTAAAGGCTTTAATGCTGACCAAACTGGCATAAAGACCTTTACAGACAATGCCTATGCACTCGGTGGCGCACTGGGTATGGATAAGGCATACAACTTAGGTACGGCAGTATCTGGCACGGCTGATGCGTTTGGCAAACTATTTAGCAACTTAACTGGTGGCAAAGAGGGAGCCAGCACACTAGACCAAATTGCAACCGCTATGGAAACATTCGCCAATGCGCTTACCAATGTTGCCAATGCAATTAGTGCAATTGGTAACGCATACACATCAGCCAAAGGTTTCTTCCAAAGTATTGGTCAGGGCTTAGAAAACTTCTTTAATCCTGAATGGCTCGTTGGACCTAAACGTTCACCACTGTTGCCACGCGCATCAGGTGGACCAGTACGTCAGGGTGGGTCTTACCTAGTTGGCGAAATGGGTCCAGAACGATTTGTACCTAACCAGTCCGGGCGCATCATCAGTGCAGGTAACACTGCTGCAGGTGGTGGACACACATTTATTCTTAATGGCATAGTTGATGCTGACTCAGCACGCAGATCTATTGAGCGCGTTATCCAACGCAGTGCAAAGAATTTAGGCGCAGTCAACCTGGCAGGCTCAGCACTATGACAGCGTATGACCAGCAGGTCAGGGTTATCACTGGCACAATGAAAGCCGATGTCTCTGTCACAACAGCAACAGGGACAGCAGTAACCTACACAACTGGTAGCACTCACTTCTTTCAGGTTGGTGACGAGGTGCTAATTAAAGGTCTGGCAACTGCTGGGCACAATGGGTTTTTTACAATTACTGCTGTTCCAACATCACTAACATTTAGGGTAGCCAGCACCCAAACAGGAACAGGCAACACATCAGGCTTAGCAATACTTAACAGACAATATGATCTGACTGTTATTGATTCGGTAAGTGTGCGAGGTGGTCGCCAGGATGTGACAGCGAGCGTTACACCAATGACAGCGACAGTTGATATTGTGCAGGATTATTACGGAGCAGATTTAGCAGATTTTGACTTAAACCACGGTCTAATCATTCAGACCTACGACACTTTCACTAGCGCGTGGGTTGATTTGTTTGTTGGTCAGGTAACTGATGTTACTGCCAGAATTGATTCACCTAGCATTAGTGGTGGCTTTGTGCCTGTTGTGTTTAGCATTCAGGGAACAACACCTATGGCTAGGCTCGATTACAACTCGAGCAGTTACTCAGGTTCAGATGCTTTAGTAACTGCTGGAAACGCAGGCTACCTTTGGGTTGTTGAAACACTTAACAAAAACCCAGATTTTGGTTCAGGGTTTTACTGGTATGGGGCAGTAGGCGTAGACGCAATTATTATGCACAAACGAACAAACGGCACTTATGTTGATTCTGATGTGATACAAAGTGCTGCCACCAGTTGTCGGGCTAATTGGCACGTCCGTCCAGACGGCAAAGTGTATTATTCAACTTTTGCCTCAACAGTTTCACCTACTTATTTCGCACTTAGCGAAGAATTGTTTACGCTTAATAGCCTTAGTGCAACTAAGTCAATTAGGGATGTTTACAACAAAACAAACGTCACCACAACTAACGCTGGTGCTACTACTGGAACTGCAGCAGACACGACCAGTCGCAACAAATACGGTAGGCGTGCAGGTAACAGGGACACAGAGTTAAACGCGCAGGCATCGATTGATTTGCAGGCTAATGACTTTCTAGCCATTCGAAAAGACCCAAAGTTTAGGATGGATAGTGTCCAAATCAATTTGGCTAACAATAACTTAGATGATGAAATGCGAAGCGCACTATACAAAACACGCACTAACACACCGTATGAGATTAGTTTTGGCACACTATTTGGAACACGTCAATGTTTAGTTGACAATTGGGGCTGGTCATTCAGTCGAGGCAATAGCATAATCCAGTTACAGGTATGCGACTATGAGGATTTACATCCCTAATTAAGGTAGGATTGAACTATGGCTTTGACACAGAAACCCACTAAGACAGGTGTCGTTACCTGTAAGTACGGGACTAAGGGTGGCGCGTGGGCTGCCGGGTATCACACTGGCACAGATTACGCCGCTAAGGCTGGTGATCCTATCTACGCTGTTGCAGGTGGTGAAGTTATCTTTGCTAACAGAATGGGTGGCTGGGGACTCGCTTACGGTATACACGTAATTATCAAAACCGAGGGCGCACTAGACAAAGAACTACGCATCGCCTACTGCCATTTGTCCTACGTCAACCTAGCCGTAATTGGCAAAGGCAAAGTCAAAGCTGGAGACATCATTGGCTACGCAGGCGCATCAGGTAACGCCAATGGTGTTCACCTACACCTCGAGGCTCGCACCTCACCATTTGGTTACAACGACAAAACCATAAACATTGAAACCCTGTACAAACCAGCACCTAGAAAGCAGTCATAATGCAATACTCAACGTATGACCAAACAGCCAAAGTGTTAGGCAGTATTAGCAAAGTGTTTGTTTCAACACTTATTGCTCAACTGTTAACTACAGGCATAGGCATATTGGACTTATCAACCAGCAGTTGGAAAGCGTGCTTAAATGCCGGGGTGTCTGCTGCACTCGTGGTGACATACAACTATCTAAACAGCGATGACACTAGGTACGGTCGGGGCTATGTCACAAAATGAACCAACGCTAACTGAGATTATGCGCCGCCTAGACGAACTGGCGCAGGATGTTAAAGACATACCAAAGAACGTTGAGGCCGCTTTTGTGCGCTCCGAAGTATACAAAGCAGAACGCCAGTATCTCGATGATCGTGTAAGCCGTTTAGAATCACGCTCAGAGTGGATTATCCGTTTAATTGGTGGCATTCTTATCTCTGCACTCATCACAGCATCGATAACATTTAAGTAACGCGACACGCCGACAGTTTGCGGATTGTCGTCGTTGTGGTTTATGTTCGTTTCTGACAGCACAACCGAGTGCTGCGGATTGGACACACACTAATGATTAAGAACTCTTTAAGTTACATCGCAGGCCTAACCTTAATGTTTGTTGTTATGGCCATTGATTCATTCACCACTACGCAATTATTCCTACTCACACTAACCACTGGTCTTATTTGGTTAGGTTACGAGCTATGGCGCGAGGGTGAAGTTATTAAGTTGGAGCGCGAAGTTGCTCAGTCAAACACACCAATAGGCACACGCCTAGCAAAAGAAATGGGGCTGTAATGTCTTACGATCTATCCAGTTACACCGATGTTAAAACAAAGATTGAACTGTTTATCGAGAAGTATCCTGAGGGCTCAATACAGTTTGTGTTAGGTGGTGTGTGCGCTCATAACCCTGAGATGATTTGGGGACAGGCGTTTGCCTACCGTACACCTGATGATGCTCGCCCGGGTGTTGGCACAGCGCAGGAACTAGCCATTGGCAAAACCAACTTCACTCGAGGCTCAGAACTACAGAACCTAGAAACCAGCGCGTGGGGTCGAGCCATCTCAGCGTTAGGCATTGGTTTAACTGCTGGTATTGCCACCAGAGACGAGGTTAGAGGCTCACAGGAGCGTTCTAAGCCTGCTATGACCACAACCCCTAAGAAAGGGTCTGTTGCTGTTGTAGGTGCAACTGGTGCTATTCGTTACATAGGTGGCGAGGATGAACCACCATCAGATAAGCAGAACGAACTTATGCAGAAACTCGTTAAGGGTGATGTTTCCACTGTGCTGGCCTACAAAGAGGAACGTGGCATCAATGGTGGCTTTACTAAAGCGCAGGCATCAGACTTTATTAAGTTTATGATGAGCAAAGAAAAGTTTGTGTTGCCAGATGGCAAAGAATAATCCTTACGTTGAACCGCACATCGTCCCGGGTAAGTCAGGGATGGACTGGATGAGTCAGGGATTCGTTCAGGGACTTATGCAGCTCGATAACATCATCAGGTTAGAAATGAAAGAGAACGTCACCACTAAAGCAATTCGCGAGGAAATCCAATTCCTCATAGGCGAGTTTCCCAGAGATAAGGACACAAAGTAATGGCTGACATTATGAGCACAGTAGTAGGCAATTTAGTTAAAGACCCTGAACTACGGTTCACACCTCAGGGTAAGGCCGTTTGCTCAATCACAATAGCCTGCTCCAGTCGCAGAAAAGACCCAAAGACTAGCGAATGGGTAGATGGTGAAACCACATTTGTTAACGCGACAGCGTGGGATAAGTACGCTGAAAACATTGCTGAGTCATTCGTTAAGGGTAACAATGTGATCGCACTGGGCAGGTTTAAGCAGCGCAGTTACGAGAATAAAGAGGGCGCAAAGGTCACAGTAATGGACTTTGAGATACACGAGGTAGGCGCAACAACACGTTACGCAACATACCGGGTACAGAAGCGCACAATGACACCAGACAACACACCAGTTAACTATGTTGATCCGTGGGCTAAAGAAACACCAGCACAAACAGAAGCACCGTTCTA